TTCAGTCTCTCTTATCAATTTCAGTTTCAAGCCTATTGAGCTTGTAGTATTTGCTATGAATGAGTAATCCTCATGAATAGATTTCTGCAAACCAATTGTGTACATGATTACATCTCCCATTGGAAGTCCACTTAAATGAAATTTGCTGTTATGTTGAAACATCTCTTCATTAATTGTATACTCTAAAGCTTTGCACAGATACGTATCTGCAGTAATTTCTACAAGTGGTTTATACATATCTGAGAAGACCACTTCATTATTTACAATGAGAGCCATATTTGTCTCCTTTGGGAAAATATCCCATATTGTTGCAAAGTAAATGAATGAGTTCTTATCTTTATCAGTATAATCAAAAACCCAACCAATCTTGTTGTATTTCCCCAAACTTCTGCTTCTATTGTAGTAGTATGCTTGAGTCTTGTATTCTATGTTTGCCACGGTTATGATTTCTGCAGGATCTGAAAATTGTAACAACAAATTAAACCACAATGTTTCTTGCGTACCTATAAAAATGCTTGCATTCATAGCTTTGTCTGCGAATTTGTACACCAATTCATCTCCATACAGCTTAAACTCCGTGGTTTCTATTGTTTCCAACTGTTTGATGGTGTAAAATCTTCTCTTATGATTGAGCAACAATAAGCTCATTAATTTTAACGACCCGGTTATATATTTACCGTAATCATAACCTAATGGCAGATATTCAAGATGTACAGAATAAACCCACTCTTTATCTTCTCCTTCATTTACTTCAGTAGTTACAGATGGTTCGCCATATATCTTCATACTAATTATGTACTTGCTTCTATTGAGTTTAGTTCTTTCAAACAACATAAGATTGTTGTCTTTGTTGACATTCATTATTGTCATACCAAGCATCAACGTCTTCACGAGCAGAGATTTGTCTAATCCACCTGTTTTAAATACTTCTGACAAAGCATCAGAAAATATAGGAAAGTCGTAAAAGTTTTCTCGATGCAATAATTTAGGGTGAGCTCTAGGGGCTAAATCAGCTACAAAATTTTCATTATAAATGAAATCACACCACAATATAGGAGCTATTATTCTTTCAATTGGCATGTCCAAGGCTTTCTTAAACCCTAATTCAGTGACTTCATCCATATTTTGTTCAGCAGCATAAAGGTTTTTGCTTAGAATAAATTTAGCAACAGTCTTATATGACCATAATGCTGTTGTTGTGTTTTGAAACCCTATTGACTCAATATTGTTTTTACAAACAGGACTCATATTATATGATCCTAATAACAAGCACAATAACCTAAAGTTGTTTTGGATGTCTAGTACTGTTATGTGTTGAGCTAGAAATAATGCTCTCAAATCACCCACTTGTCGTACAAAAGTCTCATTGTTTTGCAATCGTTTGTTGTTTTTTACAGTGTCAGTTTCTGACACCTTCATAGCTCTACCCAATAATTTTTCTTTTGTTGTAGCATTGTTGTTTTCTAAACGTATTTCACTCTGCATAATTTCCCAGATAGCTACTAATGCTTGATTAGTGTTTGATCCATATCCTAGATAGCTTATGTATTGGCTCGCATCAAAGAAAAACAATCCTCTTGTTTCGTAATTGGATTCGGTTTCTTGAATAGTACCTACTATAGTAATAGCAGTTACATCTAGCACTGCTTTTGACAAAGTTTGAGATAAAATCTTAAAAGCTTTCATGTTGCTTTCCGGTATAGCAAAATTTATATCTGCTGCTAGTTTCTTCATTGCCAACCAGAATTCCTTAACTTGAACTATAGGGGCAGAACCTTCTGGGTATATTATCTTTAGATAATTCACAACCTCTTCTGAGAAGACATTAGGAAACTGCCTTTTGTAGTATCCAAGTTGACCAACAATCTTGGTATCTGGTGAAACTCTACAATATGCTTCTTGAACAGATCTTGTAGTGTATTTTATCAAATGTGATAATTCTTTTACACTCCTTGAATTCGTTCCAGCAAATTGGGATAAAACAATTGTAGGCTTTAGCAGTTTAACCTTTGTTTCATTGTCAAAGCTTACATCTTTAAAACTTTTAGTTTTATCACTTTCTTGCTTGAAGATGTGGTCAATTTCTTCTGAAAGTAAGTCCATCATTTTTGTTTTAGCTATAGAAACTTTCTTAACTTTTTGAAAACTTATCATGAGGTCTCTTCTCACTGTTGAACCCGGTTTAATTGTGCTTGCATCATCTAAGTCTTCCACTCCGAGTGTTTCCATAACAAATGGATCTACTTTTTCATCAAGGACTCTTTCTTTCCTGAATAGATCAGGAGTATTCATACCCAACGATAAAATTCTTCTTATTGATACACTCGATTTGGCTAATGCAAGTAATCTAACTTCATTAGACACAAATCCATGCTCCATTATAAGTCCTGGTAATGCAATCCACAATCCTCCGTATTCAGGAGGTGTTAAAGTGTCTGCTTCAAAAGAATGCAAACCAAAACTGTCTCTTATCAACCAATTCATCATAATCAGGGTTGTGAAAATTGAAGTATGAGGAACACCATGAACCAACATCTCATAAACTCTTCCCATCATCATCGCAGTGTCATTTGCTGGTGACTTGTTTGGGAGTTCCTTTGATAGTGCTGCAAATATCCTTAACCAAGGGACATGTATTTGTTGATTTGTCTCGACTACTTGTAATACTTCAGCTGCATATCCAAATCCACTCTTAGTAGTAGATGCTCTTTGTGAGAAAAATCTAGGAGCAAAGACAGTTAACACTGAGATGATCTTAGATATCTGCCACCCATGAATGATTTCATCAATTCCACCATCTTCATGTTTAAGTCGATAACGATCATATGAAATTTTCGTTATTTTCGAACCTTGTCTCACAGCTTTAACTATCCACCCCACTTTTGTTTTGAATTGATCTGCAGTAGGGCAAGGAGTATTTGTTGTATTTTCACTATCATCTGAATGAACTCGTGCCCAAATTATGTTCAATAAGTCCAGGTATGCCAATA